CTTTTTGTAGACATAAAGCATTAGAGAAAGCAATTATTGAAAGCACAGATTTATTAGAGAATCAGGACTATGGTGCTGTAGAGACTAAAATTAAAGATGCAAGTCAGGTAGGACTTGTTAAAGATTTAGGGTTAGATTACTTTGAAAATCCTAAAGAAAGATTACAATGGATTAAAGATCAGAGTGGAGCAATTAGCACAGGCTGGAAAGGAATAGATCATAAATTATATGGCGGTATGAACAGAGGCGAAATGACTATTTTTGCTGGTGGATCAGGAGCAGGTAAGAGTTTATTTTTACAAAACTTTGGTGTAAACTGGGCATTAGCAGGTTTAAATACTGTTTATATTAGTTTAGAGCTTAGTGAACAACTTATTAGTATGCGATTAGACAGTATGGTATCTGGATATGGCACAAAAGAAGTTATGAAAAATATGGAAGATGTTGACTTGAAAGTTAGAATGAAAGCCAAAGGTGCAGGTAGATTCCGTGTTAAACAAATGCCTAACGGTGTTAATTGTAATGACATAAGAGTATTTTTACGTGAGTATGAGATATCATGTGGTGAAAAAGTAGACTGTTTACTTGTAGATTACTTGGATTTGATGATGCCTATCAGTGCTAAAGTAAGTGGCAGTGATTTGTTTATTAAAGACAAATATGTATCTGAAGAGTTGCGTAACTTAGCAATGGAAAAAGACTTATTATTTGTAACAGCCTCTCAGTTAAACAGAGGAGCAGTAGAAGAAATAGAATTTGATCATCATCATATTGCAGGTGGTATTAGTAAAATACAAACAGCAGATAATGTTGTGGGTATTTTTACAAGTAATGCTATGCGAGAAAAAGGTAGATATCAAATACAGTTTATGAAAACACGTTCTAGTAGTGGTGTAGGCACAAAAGTAGACTTAAAGTTTGATCCTGACACATTAAGAATAGAAGATTTAGAAGAAGGCGATGAAGATGCAATGACAGTAACAACGTCTAACTTAGTAGATCAACTAAAACGCAGTAACTCTATAAAAGCAGAAGAACCTGAAGCACAAGATGTTATTTCAGGTGCTATGAACATGAGAGAATTTTTTAAGAAAAACGATCAATAGTGATAAATAGCATTATACAATTTAATTGGAGATATTGTGCGTAAAACTCGTAGTATATTGGAAGAGCTAAATCAGATTTCTGTCGACAGAGACAGGGACCATGTCGTGTCTAATAGAGGCGAACATGTAATTGCTAGTGCAATCAGTTTATTAGAACAGATTGATACATACTATGATGAAGCAACTGCAAAAGACCTACAAAACAGGTTAGTCAATAGCATAAAAGGCCGCGATGGCAAAAAATTCTCCAGAGGTATTGGTAAAATTATCAAAGAATCCCAAAAAGAGAATAAAAATGCTAATTAATGATATTATTACTGAAGAAATTAGGCTAAAGGAAGTTTGGCCTTTTAAAGGCGTAACATTTGCTAATAACGGTGATGCTACTTATGACGGTAAAAAATATGTATGGGATAAAAATGCAGGATCCTGGTATCTTCCCGGCAAAAAAGAATTAATTGGTAAATCCAATTCCTTATATAATACCCTTGCAAAAGCACTTCTAAAGCAACAAGCAAAAGTCAATAAGCAGGCCGGCAAAAATCCAGGCAGAGGAAGATTAGCACCAGATACTTATGGTGATCCACTAACTCCTGGAAAAGTACTAAAAAAAGCGGCCGCGGCCGCTGGAAGATACGGAATTGATATGCCTAGTGATGCAGTGGCAGGTGGGATAAAGATGGTAGGAAGAGGGTTGAAAAAAGGATACAATGCATTATCAAAAGCACTTGGCGGTACTCAAAAACCTGTTAAACAGACTCCGGGAACTCCTGGACCTGGATTAAAGAAAGGCGATAAAGTAAGTTTTGTATCCAATCATAGAACATCAAAAGGCAAGCAGGTAATGGCAACAGTATTAGGGCAAAGTAAAGAAAGACCAGAACTTTATCAAGTAAAATCAGATACAAACCCAAATCCTTTCCTTATACCAGCAGATAGATTAACAAAACTTTCACAGGCAAAAGCACCCACACCAGGATCGGCACCACAGACACCCCCTAGAAAGAAAAGAACATCAACATTAGTAGGCGCTGATGGAAACCCTTTACAGTACTAGATATGAAATTTGCAGACCTTACTGAAAGTTTCGTAAAAGAAATTATCTTAGAAGCAGAGGGTAAGAATACTCACTTAGAGCATCTGGAAGATAATATTTTTAATAGAGGATTTCAAGGAGCCAAAGAAGCAATTGACTATCTTTATAGTTTACATGACATGCTTGAAGGCAATACAAAAACACCAATCAGTATGACAACCAAATGGGACGGTGCTCCAGCCATTATTGCAGGTAAAGATCCCCAGACAGGAAAGTTTTTTGTAGGTACAAAAGGAGTTTTTGCTCAGAGAAAACCTAAGATTAATTTTACAGACAAAGACATAGAGGAAAATCATCCTGCAGAAGGACTTCAGGTAAAACTCAAAACAGCATTAAGAAATTTAAGGAAACTAAACTGGAATACAGTTGCTCAAGGCGATATGCTTTACAGTAAAAGTGATTTAGAAACTACAAATATTGATGGCGAAGAAGTACTAGTGTTTAAGCCAAATACTATTGTATATGCAGTACCTACTGATAGCGACTTAGCAAAGCAAATAAGTAGTTCAGAGATGGGTATTGTTTGGCATACCGAATATAAAGGTGGACCTACACTTGCAGATACTCAGGCATCTTATGGATTCGATAGTAGTCAATTAGGGCAAACATCTAGTGTGTGGCACAGAGACGCAATTATAAAAGACTTTAGTGGTACAATTACATTAACTAAAGAAGAGAGTAGTGATGTTTTAGATGCAATAGCCATGGCTAATAATTATTTAAAATCTATAGATTCAGATACATTTAAATGGTTAGAACAAGGCAATGACTTAATTGGTAAAGATTTTTTACAACAACTTAAAGCTCATGTAAATAATAATATTAGAGCAGGAGCATTTGATCAACCTGTAAAATTTGCACAAGGTTTTGTACAAAAGTATATAGACTTTATGCAAAAGAAAATAGATGGTTATAAAACTCAGGCAAAGCAAGACGAGATGACAGACAAATTAGTACAGGGTGTTAAATTCATAAAACAAAATGTACCACAAATAGTTGCAGTTTATGATTTGTATTTAAAAATTATAGAAGCAAAAATTAAAATAGTTAAAAAGTTAGAAACAATTAGGCAACTACCAACATTTAAAGAAACTGAAAATGGGTATGAGGTAACAGGCGAAGAAGGATTTGTTGCTGTAGACAGAATGGGCAATGCATTAAAACTAGTAGATAGACTGGAGTTTAGCAGACTAAACTTTGGAACAGGAATGCCAGGCAAATAAAATGGAATTCAAGTTAATAGATAACGAAATATCAGAAGCAAGGTTGTATAGAACAACATCAGGCTTCAATCAACTTACTGGTCAGTCTGTAGCAGAATTATTATATTTAAATACACTAATTACATTTTTATTGTCTAAAGACGACAAGCAACAGGACTATGCTAAGTCCTATGCAAAGCAATCTACTCAGTATGGAAGGTACACATTATTTAGAAGCCATGCTACTGATTTATATTTACTGGCATATCTGGTCTCTAATCCAGAAAGTAAAAGTGTTAAATTAAGAGATAGAATTAGCAGTACAAAGCATTTAAAGAGTTTAAACTTTGATAAGAGGACACATTGGCAGTTTATGTTTAAGGTCGCTAACGGCAGAGCGTCTGACACACTGGCTAGTCCATATATGTTTAGACTAGAAAGCCAATTAAAAATTAAGAAATCTATGTATAAACAATGGCGTAGGTTAATAATGGATTGGGAAAATTTAAGATATATACAAAGGCAAAGTATAACTACCAGGATAGTACAAGAACTTAGACGTTTAGGCAGAGGCAGTGAGTTAATGGTGCCAATGTCTTCTATGCTTAAATATAAAAAATACAGAGTAGCAGACAAGCCTACCAAAGTAGATCCTATGAAAAGATTAGGTGGGACTGTGGCAGGCGCAGTTGCAGGAAGGTATGCAGGTAAAAAAATTGCTAAAAAATTCGGTAAAAAGGTAGATAAATATAAGAGAGCAGGAACAGGACTAGGCGCAATAGCAGGTTATTGGGCTAGTGGAAGGCAAAAACAGAAATGAAAATAAATGAAATAATAGTTTCAGAATTTGTGGCAGGAGGACATGGTACTGGTTCAAGTCCTTCTTCCAAAGCGGCTAGAGATTCAGAATCCAGAAGGGCTAACCTAGAATACAGAGAATTAAAGAAATTCAGTACTGAATTTGCTAACGAATTTTTAAACCAGTTTAATCTTATTGGCAGAACCAGTGTTGATGTTGCATATCAGAAAGCCGCAATTACATTTGCAAACCGTGAAGCAAATAGTAAAGATGAAAGAGATCAAATTATTAATGATTTAAAGAAGTTTAGAAGTGCAATGCCTACGCAAATTGACAAAAAGCAAAAAGTAGTCTCGATTGATAGGGCTCGTGGTGCACAGTTGGGTAACACAAATGCTGTCAGAAAACGTGGTGGACAGGCAGGTAATACAAATGCCGTTAAGCCTGCCAAGCCTGGAGTTATCAAAAGAATTAGAAATGTTGTTGACCCAGTTGTTAAAGCAGTTGGTGATGCCGGCAAAGATCTAGGACAAGACTGGAGAACCGGTAAGGCCTTTGGAGATAAGATAGCAGGAATGCTTTCATCAACTGATAAAATAGCGGCTTCCTATAAAAACAAAAACCCTAAAATATGATAAATAAATGTAACGGCGATATATTCGCTAACAACATTTAGGAGAATTAAAATGGCACAAGCAGATAGAAGAGCGGCGGCGGCTGGTGAGTTTATTGGTAAAGACGTATTTCTTAAGAGTTTTACTCAGCAATCAGGAAATATTTCAGCAACTCAATTAACAGCATTAGTTAGCTCAGTTCAAAACTTAAACCTTTCAGTATTAAAAGTTGGCGCAGTAAGTGGTGCGGCAGTTAATATGATTGTAGAAGGTGCAGATAACCTAGCAAACGGTGACCTAGCAGGACACGTTATTGCAGACGTCTCATTCTAAGTTTATAACTTATTTAAAAAGGTACTTTGATTAGTACCTTTTTTTTGACTAAAAATAGATAAATAAGTGTAACGGAGTTATTTTAACTCCATATTAATTAGGAGAATAACATGGCACAAACAAACCCAAATGCTGACGTAAGAGCGGCAAACAGTTTAGTAGGTACTACTCACATTATGGCAGTTACAGACGTATCTGCAGTATCAGTGAAAGCAGTATGTACAGAAGCACAAAACGAAGGTTTTACAGTTGTAGCAGTTGAAAATGACGTAGCAAATGACGGATGTCACATTGCAGTACAAGGCGCAGGCGCAACACCTTCATTCACAGGTGCAACATTAGTAGTAACATTTAGTTAAGACTAAAAAACTTTATAAAAGATCCCGGCTTTGCTGGGATTTTTTTTGATTATAGATTCGCATAAACCGATAAATAGTAGAACACAGATACACAAATTGGAGATATTATGAGTGCAGGACAAAGAGCAGGAGCAATGGGT